TCACGCCGAGGCATGCCGGGTAAGGCGCCCCTTTACATCCCTTACCAGATCGTTGAGGTGTGACATAGGGCGGCGCGTTCTGCGTCGCATCTCTTTTTCCTGCCACTCGGTGACCTTGCTCTTTAGCCACTTATTTGGACCGCCCATATAGGAGCAGTCCGGTGCAGGGAATGGATTATCATTTTTCTTTCGCTTCCGGTAGCGATCGAGTGTCCGCGGTGTGATGCTCAGTTGTTCGCAAATATCGCGAGTTTTCATTAATTCGAGTTCGTTGCCCATCATTTCCTCCACTGGCCCTTTACAGGGCCATCTCTAATCAGTCAGTCTGGCCCGGGAGACTTCTCAGTCTGCGCATTCCTGTCATCGCTGTGGCGACGTAGCTTTTATGGCGATTGACTACCTCAACCCAGACTTTCACTCCTTCAATTTCTACGGTGTAAGTCACTTTTCTTTCGCAGTGTCCATAATTCCCATAACGCTCAAAATGCTTCGCCAGTGCCGCATCGCATGCCTGACGCCCCAGCGGAGATTGTTTGCTTCGGTTTATCAGTCGCATATCCACCTCACACAAATACATCAACCGGATCGCCAGCTGCACGCGCGTTGTCGTTAGCTTCACGGCGGAGGCCGAGAACATAACCAACGGGATCCCAACTGGACAGAATCGCGTTGAGCTCCTTCTGGCTATGCCAGGTTGTCAGTCGTTTTTTAAGCTCGGTGGTGCATGCGCGCACGTTCGCCCGGGTGGGGCCGGACATTTTCATGCACAGGCATAATGTCAACAGCAGATCAGAATACTCATCGGCGGCCGCGCGCAATGCTGCCGGGTCAATGCTGGCTTCCAGTTCGGATAAACGGTGTTTAAGGCTCATCAGTATTCCCCCCAGCTATAAGTTGACGCTATCGGGCCTGGAGCCGCGGCAGCCACAAACCCTGTATCTGCAGGCAATTTCTTAACCGTGCATCGATATCCACCTGTAATCATCCCTGCATCATGAAGCCCCGCCAGGCACATTTTCACCGTTTCTGCTGTAAGCTGGATTTTTTCAAGCTGATACATTTTCCGGTACACAAACGCTCGCAAAGCCTCTTCTCGCGTGTAGTGGTAACGAGAACGGTCAGCACCTTTTAAGCAGCGCTTTACGTGATATTTTTGATTCTCTTTCCGGCCGGTGTTGCGATACTGCACAAGCTGCTCAAACGTCATTTGCGGCATATCTTCGACATGCCAGAAGGTTTTCTCCGTCTCACGAATAATGACCCGCTTCCAAAGTGTTACGACCGGGCGACCTTCGCCATCATGACCATCGTCGTAGCGGTAGCAGTATTTTTTACCGTCAGTGATTTTGCTCATTTGATTACCGGGAGGGCGAACCCTTCCGCCTCCCTTAGCCCACGTATTCCGGTTTCATGTCGTCAAGGGTGATGCGGAACTGGTCATACAGTACATCACCGAGGTGTCGGCGCGATGAGGTCAGGGTACTTTCTGCCTTCGCGAATAATGCTTCGGCTTCCGGATCTCCCGGGTTAGGAAGTGAATTTATGGCAGCCTCAACTTTGTTTTTGGCATCAACCATGAAGTAGCGCTGCACTGCTTTACCTTTCAGTTCGGTGAAGAGAACAGTACCCAGCACAGCTTTCTCTTTATCCAGATCAGCTCTGATGGCTTTTGCTGCATCGACCGATTCGGCGCGCTCAATGCGGTCACGGAAATCATCAGCAAGTGAATCAATGCTGATACCTGTGCCCTGTTCGCTGGAGGTGGTGTCAGAGTTGCTGGTAATCTCAGCTACAGACATTCTTTGCACCGGCGCCGGATTGATTTCTCGCTCTGTTCGTTGCTCAACTTCATCCGGGCTATAAACACCCAGAATCACTTCCGGGCAGTACAGGCGAGCCCAGTATTTCACGCCCAGATAAGCGATCTGCTGCTTCGGGTTAGAAACCCACAAAGGGGAATTACGAGTTACAACACCCGAGAGATAAAGCGGCTCCCCCCAGGTGATTTCTGATTCACCGCGAAGAATCGCTCCGACCTGGACGAATAACCCAATTTCGTCCTCATCTGTCCATCCTCGTACACGCTCCGTGACATTGTATTTCCCGTTTTTGCCGTGCTTTTCCCGGGTGACCTCTTGAGTCCTGGTGCAGCGCTCCCAGTCGCCACCGTAACGGTAATGGAATCGACCTTTAATAGCGCTGGAACTGGCGATTACCGCGTTTATAAGCTGGGCTTCATATCCGAGAACACCGTTTACCAGATGTGTTTTTTGCGCTACTGCGTAGGGATTCATGCCCCATTGCATCGCCTGCATAACGATCGCCATGCAATCGGCTGGTTTACCCGCAAGATGTGCTGGCACCGTCACCTGTGAATCTGCCATCAGGTTTGCAAACGCCGTTAGCTGGCCGAGCGCCTGCACGTTGAAGATGGCGTTACTTGCAGAAATGGTATTTGGAGCCTGTTGCTCAGTGGTAACAATATTGGTGTTTTCCATCGTCATATCCCCCTTATGCCTGTACGCGCAGCGCTTCGAGACGGCGCACATCAAAATCGTTAAGTTCTTCGGCGTAGTCTTCGGTTATCGGCGCCGGCCATTCGCCTGTGTCGAAACCGTTAGCTATGGCGCGCATTGCTTTGCGGTATTCCAGCATGCCGAGTTCCAGCAGTTCTTCGGATGCCTCGATGATGGCGATCCAGTGGTAGCTCTCGTCTTTGTTTACGAAAATCCAGAAGAACTGATCCAGCGCTGCGGTTTCGCAGTACATAGCCGCGCTCAGGTGGTAATCGCGTTCGGTGATTTCCCTGTGCAATTTCGCGCGCAGACCTTCCTGCTTGATGTTCCACATGCTGATGGTCTTCAGGTCCGCACCAATGCGCAGGCCGCTCATGTCTATCTCAAGGTCAGGGCGCACGCGAACTTCCAGCCCGGTTTCCTCATCAATACCGAAATAGCTCACCTCGACGGCGCGGCTCGGATGCTGGAGCAGCTTGCCTGCGGTAGGGTGATTCAATAGTGCTTTCTGAATGTCCAGCGCAGTGCTCATCTGCTGGCGGGTAACCAGTATTTTTCCTTCCGGGTTTTCGCGCCATGCATCCAGCAGTTCGTCGGCAAACACGGCATCCGGTTTAACCGATTTCACGGCCTGAATCAGATCCGTTTTAGTGCCTGATACTTTCAGCGGCTGCGCTTTCTGGGCCTCCTGAGCGACCATGTCAGGATTGATAATCGCCAGTTGCTCTAACAGGGCATCGCGGCTGCCGCTGGTTTTAACAGTCGCTGGCAGGGTGGCGTTGTATTCTTTGATGCAGGCCTTCATTGCTGACGCGGTAAAGTTTTTATCGTCACCAACGATTCGCTTGAACTCGTCAGGTAATTCCAGATACGCAATGCTAATTGCATCTTTGTCGCCGCCCAGAGGTACAGGAGCGGACAGGGTGGCGTTGTGCGCCTCCAACTGCGCCTTGATATCGTCAGCACTCAACAGCGGCGGAAGCTCGGCGTTGTACTCGTCGATAAATGCGCGGATCGTCGCCGTCGTGGTGAAGGCGCCTTCCGGGATTTCCGGCTCTATACTGAATTCTTTTTCCAATTGTTCGGGCTGCAGCGCCAGCGCATGGACCAGATTGCCCATATCCAGAACAGGGGAGCGCGTTTTTTCAATGACTTTCGAGACGTGACGCTTTTCGAAATACATCAGAGATATACGGGCATCTTTAACCTGAGTCGAACTGATGCCGTTCGCCGCGTGGTAAACCTCGTTCGGTACACCTTCATAGCGGCCAGGCTCGAAGTATTCTGGCCATACTGTCGCTGTAAGTTCCTGGTCTGGTTCTTCGGCGGAATATTCAGGCGTGATTGTTGGTTCCTGGTCCTGCAGAACCGCAGCGGCCAGGTCAGGACAGCGCTCAGTTAAAATTTTGCGTGCGTTTACGGCATCTGTTTTTTCAGCATCTGCATCAGCGCTTTCGCCTGCCGGTACCGGATTATCAGCTTCGTTTTTGACCTGCTGAGTCTCTTCCATCTGCACATCGCTGGTGGCCTCTTCGTTGTCTCTCTTTGGGGCAGGAGTGGCCATAAGGCCTTCAATGGAGAACACGCCAGCAGTAACCCTGGCAATTTCAGGCTGCCTCTTTTTGGTCAGGTCTTCGTGCACCCATTTTGGATCGTTGGGGTCGCTGATGCCTTCGACGTATTCACCACGGTCGGCGGCAAGCTGGCGCCCAACTTCTTCATCTGAATCATTTTTCGACGGATGATGCGCAGCTGCGATTGTCTCCGCTGACGGTTTATCGTGTACGCTTTCAGTGAGGCAGGAGTTGATGTACCGGCGCAGGCTGTCCGGGAAATGATGTACGTTATCACCAGCACTGCGGATCATGGCAAATATTGCCGCGCGGGAATAATCAAGGATTCCAGGGACACTACGAAGTGCCACCGACCATTCTTTCCAGGGGCTTTCTTTGGCCGCGATGATTTCTTTCGCACGACGGTGAATAGATGCCGGGAAATCGTAGATATCGAAATCCATTGGCAACGTGGCCAGCGCGATTTCTTGATCCAGGGTATCCAGTGTGTGTACATAATCCGGGTTGCGGTCTGTTTTGTTTCCGCCTCCGGCATTAGTCCCGGCGTCAGTGCGTTGTACTGAGGTAATGCGATTACCGGAAGCCCATTCTTTTACGAGAATGCCGCGATCAACATAAGCTGTCTTAACCCACAACTTTGCAAATTCAATGCGTTTGCCGAGCTCATGCCGTTTGCCTTCCGGGAATACTTTTTTACAGGCGCTGGTGTATTTCCACAGAGAAGGCATATCGAATTTCTTAATTTCAGGTTCGTTCTCTGTTGAAAGAATCAGGTCCTGAATGGCTGAATTATCTGTATCCATTTCCATGGCGGAAAGGCGGCCGCGATGCGGGATGCTGATGTGATAAACGTGGCCTTCTTCTGCCATGTGCTGTGCCAGCAGTTGAATGCGAAAAGGCATTTCTGCGAGGTTGTAGAGGGAGTTTTCATCGCCTGAAACCGCATCGTCGGAAGCAGCAGAATCGTTATCGTCTGAATCATCATTAACGATCTCATCTTCAACAACGGTGGTTGAACCAGCAACAGCCCCAGGGATAACCTGCCAGGTGCGCTGGTCGTCGCCGAGCTGATAGCGCTTGCACCATTCAAAATCCAGAACACCTTCAGCGGGAAGGTCATTAAATACCGGGAAATCGGTCCGAATGGGTTTCAGGTAGTCTTTGCCGCGCCCGGTTTCGATTTCTGCATCTTCCAAATCAACATCTAACTGCAGCTGCGCGCGAGCTTCAGATTTTGCGGAACGCCAGATAATGGCATCGGCTTTACCCGATTTTTGAGTTGCCTTTATCAGATAAAAATATTCCATGTGATAGCCTCAATTTTGGGTGTTAGAATCCCCGGGCCATTGATAGCGCCCATTGGGTGTTCATTGGTTTTGGTAATTTCCGGTGTAACTTTGGTCGGTGGCACCGGACGTACAGCCCGCTTCGGCGGGTTTTACGTTAGGCCTCGTTGGCCATGGCGTCGTATTCGCCACAACGTTTCGAGCAATACGTTCTTTCGCGTGGTACTAACTGCGTGCCGTGAATGATGAGAATGGTCATCTTCACAACTTTTCCTTCCTCCAGTGCCTTGCGGCAATACGCACATCGTTTCTGCATAACGCCTCCTACATTTGTGCGGTGAATCCGGCGGGGTGTTCAGCCAGAACGCCTTTCAACGGCCTGCATTCGCCTTTTACACCTTGCTCAACTGCGGCTTTCTGGCATTCTTTCTCGCTGTCATAAACACCCAGCAAAACATCCTGATTACCGCCAATGAGCATGCCAATGGTGATTACCAGTGCGAACATTGTGCTCATCAGTGGGTACCTGCCGGAACGAGATAGGGCGCAAGCTCCCTTGAGTAAAAAGGCTGACGGATAAAGCGCAGATTTCCCTGCGGTTCATGGAAATAGGTTTTGCGAACATGGTCGTATGAAACAGACCAGGGCGCGCCGGTGCGCGGATTACGCATTGGTATTGCGCGACCGCTGTTTGGAACTGGATTAGCCATAGATAACCCCCCGCAATGCATATGATGAATAAAACCCAGAAGGTGAACCCTATAACTGCCGAAATGATCAGGGCTCTGATGCCTTGCTTACTCATTTCAACCTCTGCCTTGTCGCCGGCCAGCGGAACGTTTATCGGAGCAACGCAGCGCGTTGTTGATGGAGTGAGTTTATGAAAATATAAACCTTTATGTAAACCTTTTTATGAACAAAAAAGTTAATTTTTCTGTAAACATTTGATTGTATTAGTTTTAAAGTTTTGATGGATTAATCGTGAAACTAAAAAGCCGCCATGAAGGCGGCTTAACAAAGAAGAGATATGTTACTTACGGGAGGCGAGTAGTTCAGCGAATAACTGGTTGTATTTTTTGAATTTTGTTTCGAATTCAATTAGTACTGTTTTTTTCTCAGAATCCGGAAATCCACGATAAAACTTAATTAGGTTAACTTCATCAGCAGTAAGCATTGACGAAAGCACTGAAGGCATAGAGCCATCATGCTCATTACCGGCATCCATAGCATCCAGATAACCCGGGGGCATATTGTAGTCCCTTTCTATCCGCCGTGCCGCTCTTTCGCCAAAAGAAGTCTTACCATTTATCAGTTGTGATAAATAGCTTTTCTCTCTTTCAGGAAGAGTGCGCTCAGCAAACCAGTCAGCTAGTCGCTTACTTCTAATTTCTTTTGTGCTCATGCCGTCATTGTGATTAGTAAAATCTAAACAATCAAATTCTTTACTTTTTTGTTTATAAAGATATAAACTCATAGCGAAACACCTCGGACAGGAAGCACAAATGCAACTTAGTCAATATTTTCTAGAGCGCGGTAACGCGAAGTTCCTAGCTGAAAAACTCGGAATATCAAAATCATATCTATCTCAGATGGCCTCTGGGAAATCCGCTATATCACCAGAGCGGGCCATAGAGATTGAAAATCACACAAAAGGCGTTGTTACAAGGGCCGATTGTCTACCAGATCGCTGGATGAACATTTGGCCCGAATTCACACCCCCAAATGCAACTAATAAAGCATCAATAAACCAATGACCTCAAAAGGATTATCACCAATGCAAAACGCAATAGCACGAAAGTTAGATCCACCAATTCTCAACCCGGTTGAGATTGAAAGCGTCTTACTCAACCGGCTTTCATCGGTCGGCCAAAAGGTTTACGCCGAACTTTTGGGGATCAGTGAGTCAACGGCAAGCAGGCGTAAAGGGGAGGGCCATTTTGCTGATGTGGCGAAAGAACTCTCAATACTCGGATTGCAGGTTGTACCGCCGGAAGCAGTCGTTGTGTCCAGGCATTACCTGCAGTCTGTTGAAACGCTCGCTGATATAGGCCTGCGTGCTGAGCGGTGCCGCCCGGGTCCGCTGGGGTGGGACTGAATGAATCACATCGAGTTCATCGAGAAGAATGTCCGCGAGGAACTGCTTCGCCAGGGCTTCACGCAGGCAGTGGCTCAGGGGGGGGCATACCAGGCGGTCGATATGTACAAGCGGATGTCACAGGCAAGCCGAAAAGGGGGAATGTTTGACGATGTTATGCGACACGCAATGTTATGGGCTGAGAAGCAGACAAGCGCAGCCGAACGCCGGGAAGCAAAGCGCTCCGTGCGAAAGGGCAGCAATCAGGCTGGTTTGTTCTGAAAGGGTGAAGACCGTTGTGCTCGAACACAGCCGGTCTTCGGGTGAATTAATTGGACCAATTCACGGGATTAAGTATGTCAAATACCGCTGAAGTTATCAATTTTCCAATCAAAACCGAACTAACGGGAGGTCGCATGGCCGACCTGTCCAATGGCTATACCAGGATCGCCAATGAGATTCAGAAACTCAAACCGCGGCTGCGCATGTCCGGGCGCGAGTGGCAGTGTCTTGAGGCAGTTATCTGGCTTACCTACGGATGGAACAAAAAACAGGATCGGGTAACAAATACCGTCATTTCTGAGTTAACCGGTTTGAGTGATTCTCATGTTTCAGATGCGATAAAACTACTCGCGGCGCGGGGGATTATTTTTAGTCACAAGCATGGCGTGATGAAAACCGTCGGTATAAATACTGAGCTATCCGCCTGGATTTTGGACAAACCGAAAACGGGAAAACTCTTCCCGAAAACGGGAATTTCCTTCCCGGAATCGGAAAAAACCTTCCCGGAAACGGTAGACACCCAAGACTATAACAAAAACAATATTAAAAGATCTTCGTCTCGGAATTCTGAAGAATCCCGAAACAAGAAAACTCAGGAGTTTCTCTCTCGCCATCCTGAAGCTGCTGACGGGATTTACACCCCATCTGGTAAATCCTGGGGAACAGCTGACGACCTCAAAGCCGCGCGATGGATTTTCGATAAAGCCCTCACTGTGAATGCCTCCCTCTCAGAGCCGAACTGGGTTGAATGGGCAAACACCATCCGCCTGATGCGCTTGCAGGACAAGCGCACTCACTATGAAATCTGCGAACTGTTCAAGTGGGCCAATGAAGACGATTTCTGGCAAGAAAACATTCTCAGCCCATCAAAACTACGCAAGCAGTGGGATCCGCTCACGACTAAACGCCTGCGCAGCTCAGGCCCATCAAAAACCACATCAGGCGCCAGTGCGCTGAACAATACAGACTGGATCGACGGGGTACTCGAATGAAATCTATCGCAGAAAGCATGCATAACTTCGATCGAAAGAACTTCCAACGTATCGCCGCCGGCATGCCTGAAATGCAGGATGCGCAGAGCTTTGCACATCAGGCGACAAAGACGGCTGAGGTATTCAACGAACTGTTTCGCCAGTTGCTCGCGGTATTCCCGGCGCTTGCCAACAAATCAGCGGAAGACCTCAACGAGATGCGTCGCCAGTGGCTCCTGGCGTTCAAGGAGAACGGCATCACCACGGTAGAGCAGATTAACGCCGGGATGCGGGTTGCTCGCAAGCAGGAAAAACCCTTCATGCCATCACCTGGTCAGTTTGTTGCCTGGTGCCGTTCTGAGGAGGCGGTAACGGTAGGCCTGCCAGACGCGAGTGAGCTGGTTGATATGGTTTACCAGTATTGCCGGACCCGCGGTCAGTATCCGGACGCTGAGTCGTACCCATGGCCTGAACACAAAATCGAACCGATAACGCTGAAACATAAAGCCTGCTACTGGATGGTGACCGGTCTGTATACCGATATGCGCGCAAAGGGATTAAGCGACTCCGAATTACGCCGAAAAGCATCAGAGGAACTGTTGCGTATGGTTCGTCGGGTGAACGCGGGTGAAGTTATTCCGGAGCCGGTTAAGCAGATCCAGAAGCTTGGCGGAAGACCATTAACACAGGAGCAGGGCTTAAACAAAATCGCTGAAATCCGCGCGAAGTTTGGCCTTGGTAGAGGGCGTAACCATGGCTAGAGCATTATCAGCAGCAGAGCGCCGTGAGTACGTCAGTGCCGTGATTCGTATCACTAAGCATCAGGGGCGCCTGACGACCACCGAAGCAATGAAAAAACTGGGCCTGAGCCGCGATACCGTCCTGAAGTATTTCCGCGATGCGGCCGCCAGCGGTGAGGTCGTTCGTCATGGCCGATCAGGTTTATTCCGCGACCAGCGCGCCATCATCGATTTTGACATGAAACGGTTTGGCCTGGTGCCAAAAACGGCTGTTGGTATGAATTACAGCCTGCTGGGTTGTCAGGTTTTTCAGCGCGTTCTGGATGTGCAGGAAGCTATCTGCGCGAGTAGGCCGACAGTTGCACGCGGGGAGGCCTTATGACTATCGAGAAAACTCATATCGGTATTGTGATCACCAGAGACGGACCGAAACGTAAAAAGCTGCACGCGACGGAAAGTATGTGGGTGGTGGGAAAGAACGAGTTTTACCACAAAGACACCGGGCGCCGGCACTTTGCCGAGAACACCCGCCGTCGGCTTTTGCTGGAAACGATTGAGAAAATCGGGAGCAAATTATGAGTGAAGTCACAGTGAAGTTGACGAACAAAGCGATCGCAATCATTGCGGACTACATCCAACGCGCCAGTAAGAACGAGCAGCTGCAGGACGCAAAGAATCGTCTGGATAAAAAAATAGCGATGCTCTCTGAAGACGAAAACTGCGATCAGGAGCTGTTGATGGCTGCATTCGTACCAGCGATGACAAATCATACCCGTGATGGTTTTTTTGAAGCTATTGCAGTTGCTTTAGAAGGAGCGCATCGCCGAGCTGGAGTCCAATAAACCCGATATCTACCTGTGCCGAGTTATCCGGAACGGCGAAGAATTGTATTCACAGTGTGGCGCAGATTACCCGCGCGGGACCGGTTATTACAGGTCGGCTCCTGTGGAGTCCCGCACCGTGAAGCTGCCTTCGCTTAATCCTGAAATGTTCAACGGAGATGTGATGTTTGGTTATCGCAATGCGCAGAAGGAAGCCGTCGATTTTTGCGCCGCCGCCGGTATCAAGTTGGAAGTTAGATAATCTTATAGGCTATAAAAGAAGCAATTTTCATAAAGTGTGGGGGTGGTTAACATTATTGATTTCTAGCTTGACATAATCGTCTGTATGCTTGACATTTATGTGTGTTTTTGTGGCGGAATTTCTTTTCCGTTTGTCAGGTGTTGTTTTGGGAAGGGTATGAAAGTGTTAGTTGAAGATATTGTAGCTCTAATTGGTGCATCTCTGGATGCAAACTATTCTGAAGTGCGAAGCGTAAGCAATCGCATTGCGAGAGCTATCAGTGTCGAGGATATGGACGGGGCGCAAAAGATCAAGTCTGTGCTTCGTCGCAAAGGAGTTCCGTTGCGTAGTTCTGGCTACAGCGATAGCTTGCCTGTTGATCCAAAATCAAGGATGCCTTTGGTTGAAGAACAACAATGGCCTGTTACCCCACTTCTTTTAGGGGAAAGTGAACGTAATACATTTACAACATTTATCGAAAGTGTAAAACAACAAGATAAGCTTATTGAAAATGGGTTAATGGGGAAGTTAGGGCTTTTATTATCAGGCCCCCCGGGCACAGGTAAAACATTAATTGCGGGACATATTGCCTCTCAACTCAACAGGCCTCTGTATGTTGTAAGATTGGACTCAGTGATCTCTTCATTATTAGGTGATACGGCAAAGAATCTTAGGCAAATTTTCGATTTCGTGCCATCACGTAACGGTATATTACTACTTGATGAGGTGGATGCGGTTGCTAAAGTGAGAGATGATAGGCATGAAATAGGCGAGCTTAAGAGAGTTGTCAATACTTTAATACAAGGGTTGGATTCTCTTGATGATAATTCAGTAGTTATTGCAGCTACAAATCATGCTGAGTTGCTTGATCCTGCAATATGGAGGCGTTTTCCTTTCAAAATACGCTTAGACTTGCCATCTCAAGATTTGAGAGAGGTGTTATGGAATCATTTCCTTTTCCGAGATAATGGGAATGATAAAGAGTTGAAAGCATTAGGAGCCATATCAGAAGGGATGAGTGGGGCAGATATTGAAACTGTTTCGATTTCAGCAAGACGGCAATCTATTTTAACTGGTGCTGATTTAAATATGGCATCAATTATCTTATCGGTAGTCGAAAGTGATTATAGTAATTCAGTAATGCCGAATTGTAATAATCTGGAACTTATAAAAAAGAAAAAGCTTATAAATTTATTGGCAGAAACAAAGTTATTCACACAAACAGAAATTGCAAGCTTACTCGGATTGAGTAGACAAACAATTTCAAGTCATTTAAAGGAGTGATATAATGGCAGATGGTGGAAGCAGAAAAAAAACATTAAACCCGGTCCTTTCCTTATTAATGGATCCTACCCCTAAGGCTGTTACTGGCGGTGGGAAAAATGCTAATGGAATAGCATTTTCAAGATTGGATTCTCAACAAAAATTATTGTCAGAGAATCTAAAGTCTATTCAGGAAGATAGTAGTTTAGTTGAACATTCTGGTAAAATCCATCTGCTTGTTAAAATGTTCGAAGATTCTTTGGCTCCATCGTGGACGCCAAATGATTTGTTTGAAACTAATACGTCAACAAGGATCGTTTCCCCCGCCTATAATGGATTTCTTGTTGAGACGTCGAAAGGTAAAATACCAGATATTATAAAAAGAATAAAGTCGGCGAATACAGATAAAATAAAGGTTGATGTTTCTAGGCTAAAGGATATAAAAGGGTTTGACAAGAATGAGCTTTTACGGAATAAGCAAGAATCCGAAGTTTATGGTGAGCCTACTAAAGCAGGAAAACAATTCAATGTATGGGCGCTACCATTCCACGATCCTAAAGCGCGTGTTTCTGTTGCAGAAGAATTAGGCAAACTTGCTGATAAAGGTATTTTAACGTTTGGAGACCCGACTTTTGATAATATTTTCTTGGACGAAGAGCAAAAAAATAAAACTCGCTCCTTTTCTAGGAAATTAAATCAGTACTTGGCTAGTGGGCATCTTTCATTTACTACTGTTATAAATTCAAAGTCCGATTTTAAAAAAATAATTAGTTCTGGAGCCATATACAGAATAGAACCTGTTAAGCCGATTACCACAAAATCTCTTCCTCCTGGGGATGGAAAAGAACCGACGCCTAAAATGATCGATGGAAAAAATGCCCCGGCCGTAGTAATTGTAGATGGGGGCTGTTCAGCTCAATCATACATCCCTTTCAATGTTCTTAGTATTCAACCCCTTGTTGATTCGCGATCAGCAGATTTAAAACATGGGAATCGTGTAACATCCATTATATGTCAAGGAAGTGCATGGAATAATAATCTTTCACTTCCTAAACTAGAATGTAAGTTTATTAGTGTCCAGGCTATTAATAAAGTTGGTGCAACATCTCAACCTACAACTGAGCAATTTATAAATTATCTTAGAGGGGTAGCAGAGAAAACGAAAGGAATATCCTCAGTATGGAATTTGTCATTTAATGAGATTAGTCCATCTGACGGCAATGATGAAATAAGCTACCTTGGACATGAAATTAGTGCGATAGCTCGAGAGTTTTCAATCTTACCGGTTATATCTATAGGCAATGTAAGTGAAAGTAATGCTTCAAGACTCTGTCCTCCTGCTGATTGTGAGGCTGCATTAACTATTTCTGGCAGACAATCTAATCCAAAAGGTGATGTGGGTTCGGCGTGTTCTGAAAGTTTACGTGGGCCTGCTCCTGGTGGTATGAAGAAACCAGAGCTATCATGGTTTTCTAAACTAAGAATGATCGGCGGGGATGTAGCAATCGGTACAAGTTTTAGTGCACCATTAGTTTCAAGTATAGCAGCACATACTTTCAAAAACATTAAAAATTCCACGCCCGATTTGGTGAAAGCTCTACTCATAAATAAATCCGAAGGCATGGAGCATGATTTAAGGATCGGTTGGGGTACACCTTGGCATAAAAATAATGTTATGCCGTGGTTATGCGACGACGGAAGTGTAACATTAGCTTGGAGTTCAAAATTAAAGGCTGGTAGTTCTTACTATTGGAATGATATCCCTTTGCCACCAGAGATGATTGTTAATGGAAAGATTAAAGGGGAAGTTACGCTTACGGCGATATTAAAACCTTTAGTTTCTGAGTTTGCTGGTGATAATTATTTTGCAACAAGGTTGCAGTGCGCGCTTCAGCATGTTAAGACGGATGGGAAAACAAAGAACCTTCTTGGGACAATGAAGGAGTCAACTGAAAAAGAAGCTAATTCTCGCCTGGAGTTGGCAAAGTGGAGTCCTGTTAGACATCATTCAAAATCCTTTAGTGGTGTAGCGATAGATAATGATAAAATTAGATTGTATGCGAGGATTTTCACTAGAGATTTATATCAATTCGGTTACTCTACGCACCATGAATTGGACGAGCAGGATGTAGCATTTGTATTAACTTTCAAAAGTGATGAGAAAGATCCATCTATTTATAACTCGATGAAACAACGGCTTGCCAATAACGTTGAAGTCGCAACTGTAGAGCAGGACATCGATCTTGATAGTTTAATATGATTAATGCGTTTTTAGGTTACACAATCTGTGTTACTAGTAACGTTGATTTTTTCTCTGTGGTAACACTCGATTCTAATCAGAGGGGAAGCTAATCGACCAGGTTTACTGCGGTGTAAGATATGCGAAAGATAAGCAAGTCTCGCGCTGCGGTGCCACCGTTCGCCGAGGCTCTGGTTAGGGCAAATTTGCTGGAGATGTGCCAGGCGCGGGAGGTTGCTTAACGGTAACCCCCGCAGAACGCAAAGCCACGCAGTTAGCGTGGCATACGAACAAACCATACGACGTTTGTCTACCAAGCAACCAAATCACCTACATCGTAGCCCTGCTTTATTAATTGTTCTCGACCCTCGCGGGCAACGGCTGCGCTACTATGTACACCGATCATAATGTCATAGATTTCACCAGTAGATGAAGTTGTGCTTCTAAAAATGTAAAATCTAATTGGATTCCATAAGAAAGTAACCTTTTCTCCCTGTTTTGGACCATACATTTCATTCAATTTTATCTCAATATTTGCGCAATTTGACTCTAAGTTGGACGCATCGGACTTAGAAAAGGCCCCATTGACAGCAAAAATCTCATCCCTACCATTAATCATATTAGCCGCCGATATGAAGAAAATGACATTGAAACATTTAAGAAAATGTAAGACGAGTAAAAAGATAGCATGACTTAAAATATAACGACATTGAAAAGTATAACCTAAGAGCGGAAAGCAGGTAGCACGCTGCGGCAACGCCGTCCCACCGCCGTTTGCTGAGGCACTGGTGAGGGCAAACCTTCCGGAATTGTGTCAGACGCGCGCAGCAGCTTAAACTATAATCCCCTCTGTATTGAGGGGGTTTTCTTATGTCTAAAGCTATGAAACTATCCATGACCAAAGAGCAACTCAAGAGCATCATAGAAACTGACCATGTGCAATGCGGAGAGGCTGCGGCAATGGCTGGCGCTTTATTGCGTATCCTTGAACAGAAGCCAGTAGCCTGGCGCTATCGAACCAATATGAAAAACGTCACTGACAACTGGATGTTTACAGATGAAAAGTGGCGAACGAAAGAGAGTGTTACGTTTGAGTCTGAGCCGCTGTATACCTTATCCCTGACAGTTTCTGATTGAGTCACTAGAAATAAACCAGCCAATTCAACCCGCTACGGCGGGTTTTCTTTAATCATCCCTGATAAAAATTAACATTTTGTGCTCTTAAGATATTGAACATTCAGTAAGTTAGGTGTACTGTTTATTTATACAGTATATCGAATGGGGTGATACTATGAGAATCGAAGTAACCATCGACAAAGCTAAAAAACTACCTAACGGTGCTGAACCAGCGTTAGAGGCCGAATTCCTTCGGCGATTAAATCAAAAATATGATGACTGCAAATTATCTATTCGTCGCGCGGGTGCTGATGGGCTCAGCGTTTTCGGCGGCATAGATGGTGATAAAGAAACCATTGCAGAAATTCTACAGGAGACCTGGGAAAGCGCCGACGACTGGTTTTATTGATACACCTTTTTGGTGACTGGCATTCCCCAAAGTATCGCAATAAGCGTGTCCCTTTGATGCTGTCGCCGGACTATATTTTGCGTCTGTATGTCGCTCAGGGGGATGAAGTGGATCTCGATATCGCCGAAGTGGTAGACATAATCAGGCAAGGTGGGAAGTTTTTAATCTCGAGTGAGGAAGGAAAAATTACCGGGCTCGAAAAGGTAAGGAAAAACCAGTTTTTGCTGACAATTGAAGAATTTAAAGAACTGTCTAAAGATGCTGGTTGCATTGACGAAACCGAGAGTAAGCTGCAATAATTTAGCTGCCGCCTGAACAACGGCAACGGAGCATCACAGCGCCACGGAGTGAAACCCATGGCGCAACAATTACACCTTATAAAACAGTCTCAAGGAATTCTGATCCCTGCAACGCAGGAGACCAGTGATTTCCTGCAATCAAAATGCAAGCTCGGCGCCGTTCTGGAAGCTGACTATAAGCTTGTCCGCAACCCGGCGTTTCATCGCCGCTATTTCGCTTTACTCAATCTCGGCTTTGAATACTGGGAGCCTACCGGGGGAGCGATCTCCTCTAACGAGCGCAGGCTTATCACAGGTTATGCCAGATACCTGGCGGCATATGGCGGGAGTGAATCGGCATTGCTTGATGCCGCCGAGCAATACCTCGACCGTATAGCCGAGAAACGCGCTGGTAGCATCAGCATTTGCAAATCTTTCGACGCCTACCGTGCGTGGGTCATTGTCGAAGCTGGCCACTATGACGCTATACAGCTGCCGGACGGCACGCTAAAAAAACATCCCCGCAGCATTTCTTTCGCCAGCATGGACGAGTGTGAATTTCAGCAATTGTACAAAGCATCGCTTGATGTTCTCTGGCGATGGATCCTCTCACGCTCATTCAACAGCCAGCTGGAAGTCGAGAACGCCGCAAACCAGCTTTTAAGCTTCGCGGGGTGATGCCGATGAAATACTCATGGTTTCACCATCACGACTGCACCACGCAGCAGGCTGATGAACTAATGGAGAAATACCGCAAGCGTGGAGTAAAGGTCGAGCGCAGCCTGAATCAGGATTTAATCACCTGGACCGTCAGTGCGCAGCTGGTGGAGGACAAAAATCCTCCCCGGCCCGCTTCTCGCACCCGAAATCGGATGTGGGGGGTGATTATGGCGAACCTACGCAAAGAGGCGCGCGGCCGCGAATGTACAGTCAGGATCCCGGGTTACTGCAACGGCAACCCGGAAACCAGCGTGCTGGCGCATTATCGGCTGGCGGGTACGTGCGGCACAGGATGCAAGCCTGACGATACTCAGGCGGCTATCGCCTGCAGCTGTTGCCACGACTTGATCGACGGACGGAAGAAAACCACCGATTACACCCATGATGAACTGCGGCTGATGCATGCGGAAGGTGTGCTCAGAACGCTGGCCATATGGAAAAAAGAAGGGCTGGTAAAAGCATGAACATGAACACAACTGAATGTATTCGCCAGCGCTGGCTACAGTTGAACATTGTCCGCTATCGCGGGTCGTTCCCGGTGGCATACCGCATCCTCAAAAACTTTATACGCACCTGCCAGATCCGGGGAGAGACAGCATGACTCCAATGCAACGCCGTAGACATAATGCGGCCCTTAATGAGGTTGCCCTGGCTACGCATAAGCGCTATCTGGGGCGGGCAAAACTCTTGACCGGCATCCAGTCAGGCTGGATTAAATCATTGCTTACCGTATGGGGCGATACCATGCGCGGTGAAGCCGCGCCACGATTGCCAGGAAGCCATGAATGCTGGCGAGTTATTAGAGGAGAACGCTGGTCTGATAAATCTCTTGAGCGCTTTACTGCGGCAATTAAGCAGGCGAGGGAGGAAGGTTATCGCGGTCAGCATGCGTTAAATAGAGCACACGCAATTTTATGGCCGAAACCCACTACCAGCATAATAGATACCGCTATAAGAGATGATGATGCGGATTTCGTTGAGGAATGTGTGTTAAAGGCATTCGATACAACGGATCCGGTTTATATCGTAGGGGTGAGTTTTTATACCACTCGTAAAAAAGTCGCGGATATTGCCCGCGAGCTGGAACGAGCAGCTCCATGGCTTACGTTCAAGATGGCAAAGGATCGCGTTAACTGGTGCTTACAGGTATTTCAGGCGAAAACTTTCCTGTCTGCAAGGCAAAGCCTGAAAGCTGAATCTGAATAATTTTTTAGCAATTAGTGCTTATTTTGTTATTGGTAGTTGATTTCAGGTCTAAAAATTAGATAATCCGTTCATGCTTGGCAGAGCTGCGCCACTCGGCAGCGACAAAAAGCGACAATTTGAATATAACGAAAACCCCGCAGTGCGGGGTTTTTGCTTTCCGGCGATACGACAGGGGTATTCGCGAGATGCATTGCATCAGTACCCCTGTCACATCGTCGTAGAGCATTGAAACGAGTTTCATCAGATGTTAAATTTTTGGTGTGGTGAATCCCCCTATGCGGAGGGGCATTGCCAGTCTGATATGTTTTTTTGCGCATTGCGAGTCGTCTGTGGACTGGCGGCGACTTACCGGGAGGCACCCGGCACCACACCTAATAAAAAATGATGATAGCTGTAAGGCCCACTTCGGTGGGCTTTTTCTTTGGGCAAAAAAAAGCCCGCATGGTTTCATGCAGGCAAGGCAGTTACATTTAGATTTTGTCCCGGTATATGTTTTTTTGTCCGGAAGTCGAAAGATACTGTCTTGACTACTTTTTGTAAATAACGGATTCAAATCACAAGGCCATGCATTTGCATGGCTTTTTTATTATCAGGTCCCGCAGGAATCATCATCGACATGCTTCGTTGTTAAATCCAGCCTGACGGGCCTGACCCTTTTCAAACACACAGCTTCCCGATCTTTAATCGGAGGCGGTAACTATGGCTAAACGTATGCAAGACAAAGAGAGCATTGCCGGGATGTCCTGGCTGGTTCTGCTGATCATTGCTTGCTGGGGTGGACTTGTCCGCTACCTGATAGATGTGAAGCAGAGCAAGGCAACATGGAGCTTGATCAATGCTCTTGCCCAAATGGTGGTTTCAGGGTTTACCGGCGTTATTGCTGGCCTGGTGAGCATTGAAAGCGGACTGAGCATTTACATGATACTGGCCACTTCCGGAATTAGCGGGGCAATGGGTTCTGTTGCTTTGACCTATTTCTGGGAGCGCATTACCGGAGTTAAGGCGCCATGACAGCAGTTCAGATTATTGAGGGCATCCTCGGTAAAGAAGGGGGTTACGTAAATAACCCGAATGATAAAGGCGGCCCAACGCGCTGGGGTATCACGCAGACTACCGCCCGCGCATATGGCTATAGTGGCGATATGAAGGCGTTACCACGGGATACAGCCAAAGCAATTTATCTGTCGCAATACTGGACTGAACCGAAGTTCGACCGCATTGCCGAGTTGTCGCCAGTAATTGCACAGGAATTGTGTGATACCGGCGTGAACATGGGGCCGCGTGTCGCCAGTACATTCCTGCAGCGTTGGTTATCGGCGCTGAATATGCAGGGCAATCTATATCCGGACCTGAAGCCGGACGGCGCGATAGGCAACATCACTATTGCAGCGCTGAAAAGCTATCTGGCCGTTCGCGGCAAAGATGGCGAAACCACGCTGCTGAAGGGGCTGAATTGTAGCCAGGGCGCTCGCTATCTTGAGTTGGCCGAAGCGAGGCCAGCTAACGAAGCGTTTCTATACGGCTGGGTTAAAGAGCGGGTGAGCCTATGACGATGATTATTTTTTCCCTGCTGGCGCTGGTGGCCGTGCTCGTTCTGTTGCTACTGCGCAAATATACCCAGCTGGAGTTTGTTGGTCATGCCCGGTTGCTGCTTAAAACATGGTCTGTCCGCCTGGGCGCTGCCGGCGCGCTGGTTGGCGTATGGGCGCAGTCATTCCCGGATGCCGCGCTCCATGCCTGGGCGATGCTGCCGACGGACATTAAAAATATTCTGCCGCCCAATGTTGTGGAGATGATTAGTCCTGCTCTGGTGGTGCTCGCCATTCTTTCTCAGTACGTCAGACAGCCAAAGCTGAAAGATAAAGCCGATGAGCAGCAGGAGGCGCAATGAGCCTTGAATTTACCAGCGGGCTGGTAGTCGTTCTGCTTGGCTTAATCGCTGGCGCATTTGGGTTAGGCCATGCCCGCGGGACCAGCAAAGCAGAAGCCAAAGCCGAGCAGCAGCGAACCGAAGAGAACGCCGCTGCTACCGTCGCCGCGGCAGAACGCCGGGCTGATGCAACGAAAGGGGCCAGTGATGTACAGGAAGACGTTAAGCGTATGGGCGATGACGATGTTGATCGGGAGCTGCGCGAAAAGTTTACCCGCCCCGGTAGTCGTTGATACGGCCTGCAACTGGGTGAGGGTCATCTACCTGACCGACCACGATATTGAAGTTCTCGACCGTCAGACGAAGCGCGACATTCTGGCGCACAACAACTCCGTGCTGGCTAACTGCGAGAAGAAACCCACCAATAATCAGTAAGCTAATGCTTGCAAATTAGCAGTTCGTCTGCTAACGCTTCGTGATAAGATTTTCAGCGGAAATTATCTATTAAAAGGAATGCGTAATGTGGACGTGCTGATTGACAGCGCTTTCGAGGGATATCTTTTCCTCTTACTGGATATGTGGCCAGTATTGATTGTTGCTTTCGTAGGGTTGGCTCTTTCATTTTATGGCGTGTTAATGCGTAGAACTGCGGTCGCCTTCTTTCTGCTTGCAGCAATAATAGGGACTGCTGGTGCGCTTTATACTTAAAAGTAAGTTGCAGATCATATGCATAAAGTCCACCGCCAGAAAGGTAAGTGATATCAATCAAAGTTAAATGAGATTCGTCTTAATTGCTTAAGTACCAGGGCGTAGATTGAAGATGCTGCAATCGGCATTATCACTCTGGGACATAACAATGGGACAGTATTATTACGTTAATAAAAATGCGCAGTTTAATGGCGATCACGAAGTACATGTGAGTTCATGCACTCGGTTGCCAGAAGAGAAAAACAGGCTGTATCTGGGGATTTTTGAAACTTGCTCTCCGGCAGTGAGAGAAGCCAAGAAAACCTACTCGCAATCAAATGGCTGTTATTACTGCTGTTATGCGTGTCATACGTCCTGACAACTAGCATGAATCAAACCAAGGTCGCCAGTGGCGGCCTTTTTTATTACCAGAAGCAGGAGAAGAAGCATGTTAACAGTAAAAGTGATGTCGCCTGGTGGCGGTGAAGAAATTCATTGTGGACTGAGCGTTGGCTTCAACCCCAACCAGCAGAGTATTGCCGTATCGGGAATGGACCAGAACGTGTTTCTGAAACTGGGAGAAGTGGCGTACGTGATGAACGCGAACGGCAAGACCATCTCCCGTTACGAACACATCGCGCGGCAGTAGGCATTACAGAGCCACCTTGTGAGATGGCTCGATAATGCCTACGAAATTAAGAAAATCCCCCCGCTTCAATAAAGTCTATGCCGTATGAGTTGATACTGGTGAGCGGTAGTACGATATTAAATATGAGTTTCCCATCCTCATCATCTTCATCAATTCTTGTTTGGATATAACCTTTCTCTTCCAAGTATTTAAACTGGGCTGCTACATGCTTTATGTCTGTTTCCCCTTCGACAGCCTTGCTCCAGGACTCTGACGACATATTTGATGGGTAGTCCTCCAAGAGGTGCTGAAGAATTTTATTGCACAAGGGTTTGTCAATTTTCACTAAGAACTCCTTTTAAACTCACGGGGCATTTAGACGTTCATCGACAAATAGGGCGTGTTTTGTCGCGGCGCCTCACGATTTAGCTAAATAATATCTACCTTCAGACAGATTAAAACCAGAGGAAGTTATGGCAAAACCGGACTGGGGCGAGCTTCAGCAACGGTTCCTGTCCGATCATGCCGCAACCGGCGTATCACCGAAGGATTGGTGTGAAGCGCAGGGACTGAATTACGCTACCGCCCGTCGATACATCAAAAAACCTTCTGCGCAAACTGCGCAAAAACCTGCGCAGAAAAAATTGCGCACTGCGCAAAAGGAAAAGTGCGCAGAAGAGCTGGTAGAAGCCAAGCTTAGTTCGAAGGTAAAGCGCTTCATTGCTGAATACCTGAAGGACAACAACGCCACGGCTGCCGCTGAGCGTGCGGGATATAGTGACCCAAATTACGGTAGGCAACTCCTAACGAATCCTAACGTTGCGCAGGCTATTGCACAGCAGCAGAAAGCGTCCATCGTGCGCACGCTCGGTAGCGCTGATGAAGTGCTTGAGCAGATGTGGCAGCTCGCCACCTTCGACGCCAACCAGATATCGCAACATCGCCGCGGTTGTTGCCGTCACTGCTGGGGCTTCGGTCACCAGTACCAATGGCGTGATGCCGTGGAGTACGAAGAGAAGCGACTCGAAGCGCTTGAGCGCAAACGTCGCGAGCCTGTTGATGTTGGCGGTTATGGCTATAACCATACACTCGATCCTAATCCAGATTGCCCGCGCTGTAATGGCGAAGGAGTGAGCCGCGTAGTGCTGCAAGACTCGACAAAATTGGATGATGCGGCCGCACTGGCTTATTCCGGCGTGAAGGTCGGCAAGGCCGGTATCGAAATAACCTCAATCAGCCGTGAACGGATGTTTGAGGCTGTCGCTAAGCGTCTGGGCCTGGCTGATGCGGAGAATGCGCAGCGCATCCAGCAGGTGGAGATTGAGCGCCGCCAACTGGAAGTAGACAAAATCCGCAAACAACTTGAACCTCCTGAGAAAAAAGAGGGGGAGGTTGTCGATCTCAACGTGCTTGCGCGTCGCCTGGCGTTTGCCCTGACTAAAGCGATGAAATGATATGAGCGGGATTTCTTTTGATGAAGTTCTCGAACGCCTGAAGTCTCTTACCCCTGAAGAATTGAAGGCTGTCGAGCATGATGTAATGGCCGCGACAAAAGATATGCTCTGGGTGCCGAATCCTGGCCCTCAGACTGACGCTTATTACTGTGATGCCGATGAACTGTTTTACGGCGGACAGGCGGGCGGTGGTAAATCTGCGCTGATAAACGGCCTGGCTGTCACAAGCCACGAGCGATCACTCATCTTGCGACGTATCCGCGAAGATGCCAAGAAACTGGCCGAGTCTGAACTTATCGGTAAGTTGTTCGACGGCGGTCGTGATGGGTGGAATGGTTCGGATCTGGTCTGGAGGAATGGCAAACAGCTAATCCAGTACGGCGGCTGTGAGCAGGAAGAGGACAAGCAGCGCTATAAAGGTGATCCTCACGATTTAATTTGTTTCGATGAGGTGACTGACTTCCTCGAAACTCAGTACGAGTTCATCACGATCTGGAACCGTTCCACGACTCCGGGGCAAAAATGCCGGGTTGTGGCTACTGGTAACCCACCGACCAGCGCTACAGGGCTATGGGTTATTCGGCGGTGGGGGGCATGGCTTGATCCATCGCATCCTAACCCCGCGAAACCCGGCGAACTTCGCTGGTATCTTCGAAATGAAGTCGGCGAAGAAATGGAGGTTGAAGGCCGGGGGCCGCACTTGATCGGTGGTTTCATGGTTGAGGCTAAGTCGAGAACATTCATCCCGGCAAAGTTAAGCGACAATCCCGATCTGGCTGCTGATGGCGAATATGCCCGTATCCTTAACAACCTTCCAAAAGAATTACGGGATGCATACCGCGATGGGCAGTTCCGGGCATCGCTTCAGGATGAACCCAACCAATGCATCCCCACAGCCTGGGTGCAGGCGGCAATGTCTCGCTGGACGGCGCAACCTCCCGCGGGCGTTCCAATGTGTGCCATTGGCGTGGACGTTGCGCAGGGTGGTTCTGACAACACGGTGATATCTCCCCGCCATGACGGCTGGTTTGCTGAATTGCTCACAGTTCCGGGGAAAGAGACTCCCGGAGGAACTGATGTTGCTGGTCTGGTTATCTCCAAGCGCCGTGATGGCGCCAAATGCATTGTTGATATTGGCGGCGGCTGGGGTGGTGACGCCTATGCGCACTTGCGTGAAAACGGCGTTGATGCTGTTTCGTACATGGGGATCAAGGATTCCGTCAGACGTACACATGATGGCCTGCTGAAGTTCAGAAATATTCGAACCGAGGCTTACTGGAAACTACGTGAGGCATTGAATCCTGACCAGCCAGGCGGCTCAACAATCTGCCTCCCAAGCGATCCAACATTACTCTCTGACCTTACCGCACCAACCTATGAGGTTAAGCGTGGCGGGAATGGCGGCGGCGTCATTCATCTTGAGTCGAAAGAAAATCTCGTTAAGCGCCTTGGACGTTCTCCTGACCGGGGCGACGCCGTGGTTATGAGTTGGTTTGATGGTGAAAGGCAGGCGAATGTTCGCGGCGGCTACCGGGCACGGAATGCGCCGCCGAAAGTTAATCTCGGACACTCCAACCAGAAAAGGAGACGATAAATGAGTAAAGCAACAGACGCTATCGGTAGTGTTGTCGGTAGTATTTTAGGAACCAAGAGCGGCGGCGTAACGGTTGAAAGTGAAGACCAGACAGCGGCACCGACTGAAGATACCGACGCCGTAAAGGCTGCGCGACGTCGCAGCATGATTCAGAGTCAGCAGCGCAGCGGTCGAAGTAGCACAATTCTCACCGGCAGCAGCAATAACAAACTGGGTGGATGATGGACAGCAGAGCACAGCAACTGATAAAGAACGGCGATCACTTGTTCAGCAAGAAATCCTCTCTGCTGTCGCTCTGGCAGGAAATCGCCGATAACTTTTATCCTGAGCGGGCTGACTTCACTATCTGCCGTTCGCTGGGTAATGAGTTCGCGGATCATCTAATGACCAGCTACCCCGTACTGGCGCGTCGTGACCTGGGAGATTCCTTTGGCTCAATGCTGCGGCGTGATAAGTGGTTCAATCTGAATATTCAGGGCAGTGAACCCGATCACCAGGCAAAAGTCTGGCTGCAATGGGCCAGAGATGTTCAGTATCGGGCAATGTATGCGAGAGGAACTCAACTGGTCAGGGCCATCAAAGAGGGCGATCACGACTTCTCAGCATTCGGCCAGTGTGCGATCAGCGTTGAACTTAACAGACATGCTAATGGCCTGCTGTATCGATGCTGGCATCTCCGGGACGTGGCGTGGGCAGAAAACGCGGACGGCGAGATCGACACCATTCACCGGAAGTGGAAGCCCACAGCGACCCAGTTGAAGCAGCTTTTCGGCAATAAAATCAGTCAGCAGGTCAAAAATCATCTGGAGAAAGACCCGTACAAAGAGGTCAATTGCCGACATATTGTTGTTCCTTCTGAACAATACGAGATGGGGAAAAGCCGTGCGCCGTACACGTCGGTTTATATTGATGTTGATAATCAGCATGTGATGGAAGAAACGCCGGTAATGAACCGGATTTACTGTATCCCTCGATGGCAAACAGTATCTGGTTCTCAGTATGCTTACTCTCCGGCCACTATCGTGGCTTTGCCGGATGCGCGCCTGATTCAGTCAATCACTCGTGTCCTTCTCGAAGCTGGCGAAAAGGCCGTTGACCCGCCGCTGGTGGCGAATAAGTCCGTATTCCGCGATGACTTTAACCTGATGGCAGGTGGTATCACCTGGGCAGACCTTGAGGCGGATCAGGACATCAGGCAAGTTATCGGCGAGCTTACGAAGTCAACGCAACTTCCTGCCGGCATGAACATCCGCAATGATGTCCAGGCAATGATTCATCAGGCGTTTTATCTCAACACCCTGACATTGCCGCAGATGTCTGGCATGACGGCGTATGAGGTCAGCCAGCGGGTGCAAGAGTACATTCGTCAGGCGCTGCCGCTGTTCTCTCCGGTAGAGCAGGAGTACAACGGCGAGCTCTGCGATATGACGTTTAACCTGCTGATGCAATCCGGTGCGTTCGGTTCCCGCTATGACATTCCTGAATCCCTTCAGGGGCAGGATGTGCAGTTCTCCTTCGAGAGCCCACTCCAGTCTGCTATCGGGCAGGAGAAGCAAGGCAAACTGCAGGTAACCGCCGAGATGCTTGGGATTGCGAGAAACATTGATCCTTCTGTCGATGCTGACGTTGATATTCGTACAGCGTTTAGGGACGCAATGGATGGTTCAGGTGTACCGGCCAAGTGGCTGCGCAGTGAAGACGATGCCAACCAGCTGCTTCAGCAGCGTGCTCAGCAGCAGCAAAGCGCAGCGGAAATGCAGCAGGTATCTCAGGGGGCGGAAACGCTGCAAAACGTGGCTGATGCCGCTCAGTCCTTCAGGGAGGCAGCCGCATGAGCATAAAAGCTCCTGAACCTTATTTGCCGTATCCGTGGGGTGACAACATCCCCTTCGTTTACGCGATAAAGGCGCTAAACAAAGGCGAGGCCACGCCAGAGCAACAAAAGTTAATTCTGCATGAGCTTATGAATCTGACCGGGTATTACGACCTGAGTTACAGGCCAGATAGCGATCGCGACACGGCATTTGCTGAGGGTAAGCGATTCGTCGGGGCTCAAGTGGTGAAGATGAATAATCTTTCGTCGAAGGAAGTTGAAGAGGCGAAAGCCAAACGGAAACAAAAATAACCCGCTTCGCGCGGGTTTTTTATTGAGGAATTCCAATGCTATTCCGCAACATGTTCTTAAAATACTACGCCCCAGATGATGGAAACGGTGACCCCGGCGCTCCCGCTGGTGGTAGTCAGGAGGGGGAGGAACCGCCTGAAAGTGGTCAGCAAGGCGAACAGGGTAAGCCTAACCCCAACCCTAATCCGCTAAATACAGATGATCCACCGCCGCCAGCGGTACCACAAAAGTTTCCTGATAACTGGCGCGATCAGCTTGCTGGTGATGATGCGAAATATCGTAAGCAGCTGGAACGCTATGCTTCACCTGAAGCGCTGGCGAAAGCTCACCGTGAACTGCAATCCAAGATGAGCTCTGGTGAATTCCGCGCTGCTAAGCTGCCGGAAAATCCGACCGATGAAGAGCTGACTCAATGGCGAAAAGATAACGGTGTGCCAGAACACGCCGATGATTACCTGGCTGATTTGCCGTCAGGCATTGTGCTGGGTGATGAAGATAAAGAGCGCGTATCGTCCTTCCTCGAAGCGATGCACGGCAAGAACGTTTCGAAAGAACATGTGCAGGCCGCTATTGAGTGGAACCAGCAGATGGTCGAGCAAGAGATGCAGGCCCGCTATGAGCGCAATGTTGAAGCCCAACAGAAGACGGAAGATGCATTGCGCCAGGAGTGGGGGCCGGAATACCGCCGAAATATCAACCTGATTAACGGTATGCTGGATGGTCTGTCGAAGGATGCGAAGGATTTGTTCCTTGGCGCACAGACCGGAGACGGAGTCAGCATTTTCAATAATCCTGACGTGGCGAAATGGCTGGTTGATGTCGCCCGCGCGGTAAACCCGGTGGCAACAGTGGTTCCGGGTGCCAGCAATCCACAGGCGATCACCGACGAAATTGCAACTCTCGAAAAACGCATGCGTGACGATTATGAGGGTTGGTTCAAAGATGAAGCATCTCAGACCCGCCTGCGTCAACTTTACGAAGCTCAGGAACGCCTGGGCTAATCCCTTTCAGTAGTAACCGCGCAGCACGACCCCTTTCACAGATAACCGGCCCCTCTTAACAGAGGACACCCCGCTATTGTCTGCCGGAATGGATACCTCGTCGGAGCGGCAATAAAACAATCCGATGGAGACAATTTATGTCTGATACCGCTTTTCAAAAACAGTACCGGCAGGAGTTCATCGCCGGTTTCGAGTTCGGCCAGTCCATGCTGCGCAGCACGGTTGTAACCGAATCCGTGGTTAAAGGTAACGAAGCAACATTCCTTGTTGCTGATACCGGTGGCGCGGAAGCAGTTACCCGTGGCGTTAACGGGATGATCCCTGCACGTGCTGACAACCTGACGCAGAAACCTGCAATTCTGACCGAATGGCACGATAAACCTCGCCGCACCCGATTCAATATTTTTGGCTCTCAGGGCGACGGCCGCCGCATCATGCAGCAGGGTACCATTAAGGTGATGAACCGCAAGATTGACGACGTCATTCTGGCGAACCTGAACACTGCGACCCAGACCATTAACGTGACTGGTTCCGCAGCTGATTCACGCATGGTAGCAGTAACCAAAGCGATCGCGGTGCTCGGCAATAACGATGTGGATGTCGAAGAAGAAAGTAACATGTTCGGTGTTATGTCTCCGGCATTTCGCGCTTTCCTTTACCAGAACAACCAGTTCACCAGCGCCGATTACGTGGATGTGAAGCCATTTAACGGCCCTGTGCGCAAAATGCTGCGCTGGGCTGGTGTTAACTGGGTAGTGCATTCGCGTGTTCCTGGCGTTGGCACGGCGAACGAACACCTTTTCGTCTACCACCGCAACTCCATTGGTCACGCTGTCAACAGCGGGGATATGGACGTAAAAGCCGGTTATAACGAAGAAGATGATTACTACTGGGCGCGTACTTCCATGTTCATGGGCGGTTCGCTACTCCAGCCAAATGGCGTTGTGGTGCTGAATCATGACGGTTCTTCAATGGTTGCTGATGCATAAGGGGGCATAAATGGCTTACGCAACAACCAACCCACCGGCTTTACTTCAGGATCGCATCGGCGGCGGTGGTGCTGCCTGGTCTTACTCTTCATCGGACCTCATTGCAGCCGTTACGGCTGCCAACTACATCACCAACGGCAAAGCTCTTGGCATGAAAGTTGGCGATGCAGTAGTGGTTTATAACACCACATTACCGATGTCTTATTCCGCATTTGTTTCGGCTGTAACGGCATCCGGCGCAACGCTGAAGCTGGCTACTGCCACAGCATCGGCGTAATAACACTTCAGCCCTCATTGCGAGGGCTTTTCTTTCAGTGAGGTAAGAATGGCGCACCATATTATTCCTTCCCGGCTAAAACTTGCCGAGCATGCCCGCAATACGTTTCGCATTATTGCCGAAGAAGGACAGAATATTGACCTGTTCAGACAACCAGCCGCCTGGGCGCATATCGCTTACCAGCTAAAAGCTGGCGACAAAATAGAAGTCTTCGCAGTCGATCGCACCTGGTACGCCGAAGGTGTTGTGACATCAGTGAAGCAACTCGCAGCAAAAGTTGAATTCTTCATTCATCAGCAATTCGGCGAGATTGAGCCCGAAACTAAAGAAGACGGAAAACCGTATTTTGTGAAGTTTCGAGGACAGGCTAAGTGGTCTGTAATCCGTAGGGAAGACGGAGAAGTGATGGAAGGAAATATCCAGACCAAAGAAGAAGCTTTATCCAGAATGGAATTGCTGATTAAAGAGGTGTGATGATGTCCGTTGACCCGAACATTCGACTGGCAATCTACAACGATGCCCTGATCCTGTCGGGTGAGCGGGTGTTGTTTTCACTGGAAGAAAACCGTGAACCCCGCCGCCTGCTCGATGTCGTCTGGGAGGGCGCGCTAAGGTTTTGCCTCGAACAGGGCCAGTGGAATTTTGCTGTAAGAGCTGAGCGCCTGGATTACTCCCCGTCAGTAGAACCGCCGTTTGGTTACATCAGGGCATTTGATAAGCCTGAAGACTGGATCAGGACGTGCTCTGTTGCTTCTGACCCTTATTTCAATAACACCATACTCGACTATACAGACGAGGCGGCATTCTGGTTCTGTAACTATGACGAGATCTACATCCGCTACGTTTCGGATAGTGAGTTCTATGGTAATAACGGTTCAGCCTGGCCGGAAACGTACCGAATGTTTATTGCGGCGCATCTGGCGAAACTCGTTTCACCTCGCCTGAAAAATGGCTCCGATGCTCAGACTATTGAGTATGAGTATAAAACCAGAAAACGCGATGCTCTCACCAAGGATGCCCTACAGGATCCGACTAAGCGCGTTCCTGCCGGCGCATTTGTTACTTCCCGCAGGGGGCAGCGCAGCCGGTTTTCCCGATAGGACAAATCATGCCACGTAATAACGTTCCGCTTCTCGCTTTTAACCGTGGGATTATCTCGCCTCTGGCGCTGGCCCGCACCGACATTGAGCGGCTGGCGCTGTCGGCGGAGGTCCAGACTAACTGGATGCCTCGACTGCTTGGCTCCATGATGCTCCGGCCAGGACTGGGATATATCGGGCAGACCCTCGACAATAAGCGATCCCGGTTTATTCCGTTTGTATTCGCGACTGATGATACGGCTCTCATTGAACTTACTGACGGCAAAATGCGTGTGTGGGTTGATGATGTTCTGGTTTCCCGCAGCGCTGTCTCTTCAGTCATTACGAATGGAGGTTTTGAATCTGACCTTTCTGGATGGACGGATGCCGATGAGTCTGATTCCTCCTCTGAGTGGACTGATGCCGGCATGCAGTTAACCGGTAACAGTTCCACATCAGCAATTCGCTGGCAGCAGGTCAGCGTGTCCGCCTCCGATCAGGATGTGCAGCATGCTATTCGCGTCAGCGTCGCTCGCGGGCCGGTAACTATAATGATCGGCTCAAGCCAGGGTGAGGATGACTATATCGCTGAAACTACTCTGCTGGAGGGCGTCAGCTCATTGTCGTTCACTCCCGCTGGCGACTTTTACATTCAGTTTGAAAGTGCTGAGACGTTCCCGGTTATCGTTGGTTCTGTGGCAGTTGAAAGCGGTGGTGTTCTGGTTCTGGATACCCCGTGGAGAGATAGCGATCTCGATTTAGTCCAGGTAGCACAAAGTGCCGATGTGTTGTTTGTTGCGTGTAGTGGCATACAGCAGAGGCGTATTGAGCGGCGTGATAACGGTTCGTGGTCTGTCGTTAAGTATTATTCGAACGATGGCCCGTACAATGTGATGAACGTTTCTCCCACGACGCTCACGCCCGGCGCCAGAACGGGATTGATTAATCTTACGGCGTCCGCCAGCCTGTTTCGTTCAGGACATGTTGGCGCGCTATTCCGTTTAACCTCAAGCGGGCAAACTGTATCGTCGGCAATCAACGGTGAGTCTCAGTTTACCGGTTATGTGAAGGTGACCGGGATAGATGACTCGCGCAAGTTTACGGTCAGTATTGCTAACGTCGATCCCGCGACGCCGTGGTCCGGGACTGTGACGCTTCAACGTTCTGTAAGTGAGCCGGGTGCCTGGACTGATGTTAAGACGTGGACTGGTGAAACGTCAGAAACCTACGACGACGGGCTGGACAATAATACTATCTACTATCGGATCGGTGTCGCGGCGGGCGACTGGGAAACCAGTTCCGGCTCCGTGCAGGTCTCGCTTGAGTATTCTGGCGGCAGCCTGACGGGAACAGTGCGGATAACTGCTGTTAATTCCAGGACGTCGGCAACCGGGATTGTCCTTTCTGACCTGGGCGGAACATCTGCGACTGCTGACTGGTATGAAGGGGCCTTCTCTGAGAAAAACGGATTCCCCGGAGCAGTGGCCATCTTTGAGGGGCGGTTGTGGTGGGCTGGTGGTGACCGCATTTATGGCAGTTACTCGGATGCCTATGATTCATTTGACGATGGTAATAATTCAGAAGATAAAGTCGCCGGCGATGCGAGCGCGATTAATTACAGTATCGGTTCGGGTCCCGTCGATAAGGTCAACTGGCTGTTGCCGCTGCTCCGCTTAATTGCAGGCACTCAGGGCAGTGAGGCATCAATTCAGTCGTCCTCTTATGGTGAAGTGGTAACGCCTGATAACTTCCATATCAAGTATCCTTCCACGCGGGGAAGTACGCATGCCGGTGCTGTAGTCCTGGATAACCGCGGCATCTTCATCCACCGCAGCGGACGCCGGGTGTATGAACTCAACTACACCAGTGATTACTACGACTACGCCAGTACAGACCTTACCGACCTGTGGCCGGAATGCGGAAATTCCCCCATTGTCCGCATCGCGTCGCAACGCCTTCCTGATGATCGCATTCACTGTGTGCGGGAAAACGGCACTGTCGCTGTCCTGGTCCGAGACCCGGCAGAAGACCTCAAAGCGTGGGTTGTTGTGGAAACCGATGGCACCGTTGAGGATGTAGTCACATTGCCAGGCGATGAAGAGGACCGGGTTTATTACGTCGTTAACAGGAACGGTATTCGGTGCCTGGAGCGGTGGGCTAAAGAGTCCGAGTGTATTGGCGGGAGCCTGAATAAACAGGCTGATTCCTTCATCACCAGATCCGGAAGCGCCAGAGACACTCTTTCCGGGCTTAACCATATCGAGGGCAAAGCGGTAGTGGTATGGGCCGACGGCAAAGATATTGGTACGCGAACGGTAAGCAGTGGTGCTATATCGCTGGGGGCTTCATACAGCAATGTTATCGCGGGATTGGGTTATACCGCGAAGTACAAAAGCTCAAAGCTTGCCTACGCTGCCGGGATGGGCACCGCACTGGCGCAGCGTAAACGCGTGGACCATCTTGCGTTAATCATGCGCAACACCCACTACCGCGGAATGACCTACGGACCTGACTTCGACATTCAGGACGATTTGCCTGCTGAAGAGTTTGCTAATCCCACCTCAAGTAACACGGTGTGGGAATCGTATGACCGGGATTCATTTGAGTTTGATGGTTCTTGGGATACCGATTCCCGGATCTGTCTTATCGCCGCCGCCCCACGCCCTGTTACCGTTCTGGCGGCAATAGTGAGTCTGACAACGCATGATAAGTGAAATTAAAACAGCTTCAATGGCTGATGTAATTGAGTGGTTTGGACAGGTTCCGGGGACTATGAAGGCAGTGCAACTGCTGGTTAATGGTACCCCTGTCGCTATCGGCGGAATGATGCGCAAAGAAGGGTTCAATATGGCATTTATGGACATGAAGCCAGAAGCCAAAATCGTGCCTGTTTCTCTTTGGAAGGGTTCACTCAAAGCAATGAAGGAAATTATTGCAGAAAGTCGAATACCTGTTTATGCACGCGTCAGTGATTCATTAGAGACCGCACCAGCTTTTCTGAAAAGGCTGGGATTTGTTCCAGTTGAAGGTAATGAAAAGGTAATGGTATGGCAGATCCATTCTCCGCAGGAATAACGGGGTTAAGCTCAATTTTAGGTGGCGGTGCTGCGGCCACCACTGGGACCGCAGCAGCCGCAGGCGCAGCTGCAACTTCTGGCGCTGGCGCAGCAACCACGGGCTCTGGATTGATGTCTTCGATTGCTGGTGCCGGAACCATGAAAAATCTCGCCGGAGGTGCTTCATTGCTCGGCGGAATTCTTGGTGCTGGTGGGGCGTCCAGTGAAGCAAAACAGCAATCAGCGCAGTTACGACAACAGGCAGGGCAACTCAGAACGCAGGCGAACAACGTCAATGCCTCGACGCAACTTGAGGCAAGGGCTGAAACTGATAAGGCGCGACAGGCAGAATCAACATCACTGGCGAATGCGGCAGCTTCTGGTGCAAATGCCAATAGCGTGTCAGCTATCAATAACCGCGCTGACATCGCGCAGCAGGGCGAGCTGAATAACCTGATTACTCTCTGGAATGGTGAACAGCAGGCTAATCAGTTAAAAAATCAGGCTAACGCCCTGGATGCGCAGACCAAATCGACTAAAAAAGCCGGCGTTTTGGGCTCGCTTACTTCCATTCTTGGCGCTGGAACATCTCTCTATAAAATTTACGGATAAAAAATATGCCTCGTTTACCATCTGCTAACGATCTCGGCAGGGTTTCCCTGCGCCCGGCGACCGGTGTTGCCAGTCCTGATCTCTCTGCACCATTTCGTGCCGCGCAGCAGCTGGGAAATCAGGTAACGCAAATTGCTGGCGAGGTTGCTGATGACCAGAACCGGCTGGATTTTGGTAAAGCGCAAACTGCGTGGTTGCAGGGGCAGGCTAACACTCATGCTGCCTTTGAGAAAGATAACGACTATGCAACTATGCAGGATCGTTATGGCCAGCAGATGCAGAAGGTTACGGAAAGTTCAGCATCAGGCATAACTAGCGGCCGCATGCGTCAGGAGTTTGATAACTGGGTAAACCAGCAGAACATCCGCGGCGGTGAGCAAATCCGATCTCTGGCGTGGAGTAAGGAGAAAGACGCCAGCATTGCCGGGCTTAATCAGTCGCTGGAGACCAGCCGGTCTACTTATCTGACATCGACCGACCCGGCAACCCGTCAGCTAATTCTTGAAGCCACGAACAATATGATTCAGGGCGCAGCCAGTAAGGGGTATATAGACCAGACTCAGGCTCAGCAACTTGGGCAGCGCTGGATCACTGATGCAGCTACAGGTTCCCTGAAAATGATGCAGCCTGAGCAGCGTCTTTCCGCATTGCGTAATCCGCAGGGGATTACCACCTTCCTGCCGCCGGACCAGCGGCAGGCGATGATTAAGGATGCTTCCTATGAGTCATTGAATACCCGCCTGAGCCAGCAGCAACTGCAAATGTATACTGGTGATGCTGGCATGAATGTTTTAGCTGTGCCGCAGGAAACTCTTCTGCAGGCTGTTTTCCAACAGGAAAGCGGCAATCGGCATCGTAATGCTGACGGTAGCCTGGTTACGTCACCAGCGGGGGCACAGGGCGCCGGGCAGATAATGCCCCCTACGGGTAAAGATCCGGGATTTGGTGTTAAACCACTTCAGGACGACAGCGAACAGGAAAACCGTCGGTTTACTGGTGATTACCTCAATGCAATGCTCAAACGCTATAGTGGGAACCAGATCCTAGCTCTTGCCGCTTACAATGCTGGCCCTGGTAAAGTCGACGACTGGTTGAAACAGATTGGCGATCCACGTACGGGCCAGGTGAGTAATGAGCAATTTGCGGCATCTATTCCATTCAATGAGACGCGTAACTATGTTTACTCCGTTTCGGCGAACGCTCAGCGTATGGGAAATGTCCGTTCCGTCATAGATTCGCAGGAATTCAAAAATCTGGACGGGCAGCAGCAGGCTCAGATAGCGTCACGCACAGTACAAATCCAGGATCAGGTTGATTCAGCATATCGCGTCAATATTCAGCAGCGCATAACTGACGATGCTGCACGCGCGCAATCAGGACTCAATATTGAGAATCCTGTGACCGAAGCTGAGTTCATCCGTTCGATCCCTTCTTCTGCAACACCGGGAGAGCGTGCACAGTTTTATCAGCAATGGAACCGTTACAAAGATACGCTGGCGCTTCAGCCGGTAAATAACTTTGTGATGCAGAATTCTGCCGTCGATGGACTGGCCGCCGTTCAGGCGCTGAAACCTGCCGATAACGCAGCTGATTTACAGTTTAAAAAACAGCAATATGCGCAGGCCCAACAGAACTATCAACGCATCATGGATGCCCGTGAAGCAGATCCAGGTGGTTGGCTGGTTCAGAATGATGAGACGACCCAAAAAGCATTCGCGGCTTATACCGATAACCCTGATTTAATGGGCGACTATGTAAAAAATGTCATTATCCAAAAGAAACGGCTCGGAATTAAAAGTGATGCTGTGATACCTAAAGTTCAGGCCGATGCTTTATCTCAGGCTCTATTACAGTCAACACCAGATAACCAATCAAAACTGTTGGACGCCATTCATAAAGGTACTGGCGGTGGTGCACCTTACATGGCCACACTCAAACAAATAGCGGTAAATGCGCCCTCTGCGGCGGTTGCCGGCGTCCTGATGGATAAGCCTTCGTCGTTAATTGCTCAGGAGAACTGGATCAATCCTGATATCACGATTTCACCTTCGCAAGCGTCAAAAACCATTCTCGCGGGTTCTGCTGCACGAAAAGGGACTAAAGACGCAAAAGGGATGTCGATGCCCAAGGAAAACGATATGCGGCTTGAGTTCTCAAACTCCGTGCAGGATGCGTTTGCCGGTGACGCTCAGGGAGCCGCAATGGCATATGAGGTGGCAAAGGATTACTACGCGGGAATAATGGCCCAGAAGGGGGATTACTCCGGTGTTCTGGATAATGATGTCTGGAAGCAGGCTGTTAATGTGTCAACTGGCGGTGTTCATGACTATAACGGCATGGGGTATGTTCTGCTACCGTGGGGAATGTCGGCAGAACAGTTTGATAAACAAGTCGATCAGGCGTGGCAAACACAGGTCACAGGTGCAGGAGTCAAAGCTCCACCGGGACAATACGGCCTGCAAAGTTACGGTGACAGCCAGTATCTGGTTAAGCTCGGTGCAGGGTATTTGCTTAAATCTGATGGTTCTCCGGTAATACTGGATCTGACTCAGCAGCGTCAGCGCTTTATAGAGGGCATACCGCAATGAGTTATTTCGGGCTAAATCAGTCGAATCAAAACCAACTGTCAGAAACAGCGGCATCCAGTCCCATTGGCTTAAAAAGTGATGTCGGTTTTTTCGATAATGCTGTGGGTGCCGGTGTATCGGGTTTGTATTCTGGCCTTGTGGCCAAACCGGATCAGTTGCTTTGGGCGGGGATGGATAAAGTTGTTTCCCCTCTGTCCCGGTTTATTAATGAAAATACACCCGTACGGGATTCTTCTGAAGAATACATCGCCGAGCAGAGGAGGCTGGCAACACAGCAGGTTAAGCGTCTGACTCCCGATGCCGGTACAACCGGAACCGCGGGTCAGATTCTGTTTGGTCTTTTTGATATGGGTGGCCAGGCTGTAGCTGGCACCGCAATCGGGGGGCCGATGGGCGGTGCGGCGGCGGTTACGTCACTGCAGGGCTTTTCTGAGTTTGAACGTCTTAGGTCGGAAGGCGTGGATTTATCAACGGCGCAGGATGTCGCGTTGATTCACGGTATAACGACCGGCGCCGGTACACTGATCCCCATGAGTCTCGGTCTTCGTGCGGGTGGCGCGCTGGCGGAAGGTGTTGGCGCGCAGATATCCAGAACGGGCGAGAATGCGTTACTCAATGCCAGTGCAGCCGTAGCGCGTGCTGCGCCTGACGTAGCGTATGCAGCGGGTACTAACCTTGCGTTTGGTATGGCGCTACGCGGAATGACGGCAGAAACCCTGCGCAACGCCGGTTACGATGATATGGCCGGTCAGTACGATGTTTTTGACCGCCAGGCAATGGCGATTGATGCAGTGCTCGGCGTTGCGTTCGGCGGTCTTGGCCGCTTTGTTAACTCCCGCGGCGAGAATGTTCGTGCGCCGGAGTTTGCTCCGTCCGATGTCGATGCGGCGCTGGCGGCTAATGCAGCCCACCATGCAGAAATCGATATTGCTCCCGGAGTACCGGTCAACGTTCTGTCACGAGATGCACACGCCCAGGCATTACAGCAGGCAATGCGCAATGTCAGCGAAGGTAATCCCGTCGATGTGGCCAGCATTGTCGACCCGGCAGTATTCAGCGAGATACCCGGGCGCCGCAGCCTGATTGCGCAGTCTCTGGATGAGGTACTTTTTAATGCGGAGGAAGGAACCGCAGCCCGTGCGGCAGATACGCGCCGGCTTGAAGAGCAGGCAGCGCAGTTGCTACCTCGCGGCGAACGTCAGGTTTACCAGTCTGAAGTGGCTAACAGCCAGCGCCTTATTGATAACCTGACTGAGCAGCGCAATCAGATCCTATCCGAGGAACCCGCGGGGAATGGCAAAGTGCTGGCACGTGCGAGAGCCGAGAAGCAGGGACGTCTGCGAGACCTTGACCAGCGAATCACAGAGGCGCAGGGGCGTCTTGAGTTTTCGCGTAATATTCTGGCGCCCCATGAACCCGGCGGACAATTCTATGAGGCGCGCGCTGAACTTTCCCGCAGACAGCAGGCAGAAAGCGATCTGAATGCGCAGGCGCTCTCATATTACAAAACGGCCGAAGTGCGCAGCGCTGATGAAGCTGCGCCACCCGATACCGCTACTCATGTCCGTAATAGCGACCAACGGCGCACACAGAGCAAAAGCGAAACGGGCGACATTGATGTGAAAGCTGCTGAGGAATCGCTGACCACCGCCCCCGACATGATGATCACCACGCTGGATGACGAAGGTAACCCTCAGTCTCGCCCTGCTCGTGAATTGCTTGACGAGGCGAATCGTGAAAATGAACAGGCTATTCAGGATTCCGGCCTTTTTGATGTCGCAGTTGCATGTTTCTTGAGGGGATAATTTATGCGTCAGGAATGCATTCAGGCAGTACAAAAGGCAGCGCAGCGCACTCTGAGCGCTCGTGAAATTCAGAATATTGAAGACCGTATCTACAGAAACATGCGATCGCTCGCGCGTAACGACCCTGCGTCGTGGCGGATGCTGTCCGAAGCCGAACGTCTGCGCAGGGCCGGGCAACTTGCCGCCGATGAGTTAAAGCAAGAGGCGGCGTTAAAGAAACGTCGCGTTGCCTTAACTATCACTGCCCGCCAGCGCCTTGATTCATTTATTAACAATTACAAAGGGAAAGACGGAAAGCTGGAGGCACTGAATCGCACGATAGCTTTTCACGCTGATGGCAAAGCAAATTTCCTGTCTGTTGAATCTCGCGGGAAGGCTACGCGAGATTATGCGCTCAGTCAGCTGCAGGAAGCTTTTGAAGCTGTTGACCCTCGATTTTTCGGCCTGTTCGAAGATGAAAAAGGCGTTCGTGATCTGGTTTATGAAATTCGGGGGAAAGGTACGGGGAATGCTAAAGCCCGGGAAGGTGCAAAAGCCTGGAAGGATGTTACTGAATTGCTCCGCCGCCGGTTTAACGATGCGGGTGGCGACATCGGGCATCTGGATGACTGGGGCATGCCTCAGCATCATTCAATGGAAAAAGTTGGCAAGGTTTCTAAGGATAAGTGGGTCAGCGATATCATTGGGAAACTTGACCGAAAGTATTACACCAAAAGCGACGGGCAGCTGATGTCCGATGCGGAGCTGACGGCGTTTCTGGGTGAGGCATACGAGACTATCGCTACCGGTGGTTTAAATAAACTCAGCGAGACAGGTTTGCGTATTTCCGGGGCGAGAGCCAACCGGGGAAATGCTTCCCGGCAGATCCATTTCAAAGATGGTGAGGCGTACCTTGAATACCAGCGTCAGTATGGCGACCGTTCGTTGTGGGAAATTATGGTGCATCATCTGGAAAGCATCAGCAAAGATATTGCGCTGGTGGAAACTTACGGGCCGAACCCGGATCACGTATTTCGTTCTATTCTCGACGAAGTAAGGGCGGAAACAGCTGTCGCGAACCCGCGACGCGCCGGCCGGGTTAAGCGCCTGGCTAACAGCACCGAAAATCTTTACAACTTCATTTCGGGAAAGACGCAACCGATAGCGAATCCGCATATCGCCAGATGGTCCGACAATATCCGTAACTGGCTGGTGGCCAGCCGTCTTGGCTCCGCCCTGCTAGCTTCCTTCTCTGATCTCGGCACGATGTATCTGTCGGCAAAGGTCACTAATCTGCCAATGAGCCAGCTACTCCGTAACCAGCTGGAGGCGATGGACCCGACGAATCGTACAGAGCTAGCGCGTGCACGTCGAGCGGGGCTAGCAATGGAGTCACTTCTTGGCAGTGTCAATCGTTGGGCGATGGATAACATGGGGCCGTCGAAGGCTCGCTGGGCTGCGACTGCTGTTATGCGAGCCAGTGGTTTGACAGCGTGGTCAGATGCCCATAAACGGGCATATGGCGTTACGATGATGGGAAGCCTAGGAGATGTCATTAGTCGAACGCCAGACCTCCGCAGCTTGGACGATAATGATTTTCGAATTTTAAAAAGCAAGGGCGTGACAGAGCAAGACTTTGCCGTCTGGAAACTGGCCGATCAGGAGGATTGGGGCAAGGGGAATAATACAATGCTTACGCCTGAGAGCATTATGCGCATTCCAGATGCAGCCGTTTCTCACATTGGCCCACCCGAGCGAGTCAAGTTTGAGGCTATGCGGCGTTTGCTTGGCGCTGTTGCCGAAGAAGTTGATATGGCGGTGATTACCCCCGGGGCTCGTGAACAGATGGTCACTGGTGGTGGGCTTCAGCGTGGGACGTGGAAAGGTGAATTGACCCGAAGTGTATTTTTGTTCAAATCCTTTCCAATATCTGTAGTTATGCGTCATTGGTCCAGAGCTATGGGAATGCCTTCAGCCGGTGGGCGTGCAGCTTATGTATCAGCATTTATTGCCAGCACCACGTTACTTGGTGCGCTTTCTCAGCAATTAAACGACATGGCGTCTGGCCGAAATCCACGTGAAATGATCGGAAAGGATGCAGGAAAATTCTGGCTGGGGGCGTTGCTTAAAGGTGGAGGACTCGGATTATATGGAGATTTCCTTCTCTCTGATCACACCCGCTATGGTGGTGGCGCGCTTGCATCAATGCTAGGGCCGGTTGCGGGGCTAGTTGATGATGTAGTTAAACTGGCCCAAGGTATCCCACTAAATGCCGTAGAAGGGAAACCAGAGCAGACAGGAGGGGATCTGGTTAAACTGGGTAAAGGCCTTATTCCGGGGGCAAATCTGTGGTATGCAAAAGCGGCTCTTGATCATATGATTTTTAACCAGTTGCAGGAGTATTTTTCCCCTGGCTATCTTCATAAAATGGAACAGCGTTCCCGCAAAGAGTTTAACCAAACATACTGGTGGCGCCCACAGGACACAGTACCGAGGTAACTAATGTCAGATATAGATTATATTTCATACATTATTTTTGGCCTTGTTGTATGGGCGTTCCTGAGCTTTATGGGGAAGCACGACAGAGCAAGGCGTAAGTTTGAGTTCTCAGTTAAATGGCTGTTTACATTTTTATGGCCGCTGACAATTTTTCTTTCTTCGTTCGTCTACTATCAGCAAAACAGCACTATGGCGGCTGGTATTTTGTTCATTGTAGGCTGTGTTCTCTGCATCCCTGCTTATGTAGTTGCCAGTGAGAATCCACACCAAGCGTGGAAGAGAATAACTTCGTTTTTTAAACAGAGATAACATAGCCCATTTAGGTGGGTTCATCTTCTTCTGCACTCAGAATGCATCTCATTAAATAGGCCGCTTTCGCGGCCTTAATTATTACTGACCACCAGGCCGGGAATCAGCAGAACGACCACCGCAACGCGAACCATCAGAGGCGCGATCATCCGGACTCTGGCAATTGCCAGCGTAGGCTTGTGTTACCGATCCCAGAGAAAGCAGAACAAACAGCACTGCAAATGCTTTTTTCATGTTTAATACCTTGTGTGTAGTGTGGCTATCTGCTGATAGCCATGAAAAGTTAGTTCAAGATTCATAAACAAACAAGCCCGCGAATGCGGGTTTTTTTATCTCTAAAATCCAGCCCGTACAAGCACCGGGCTTTCGTTGCACATACCGCAGGCCTTGCCCTGTGGGAATTATTCACGTCCGGAGAAAAGTAAATGCCCGCGACTCCTCAAGACCGTCTTTATGGACTGACCACGAGTGTTGCTGTAAAGCCACCGGTCTATATTTCAGCTGATTATGACATCATCCGTTTCGGCGAGCAGACTATTACGTCCAAAACGCCAACGGATGAGCGGACGATCACTACCACGGAAGGGATGCGTGTTCTGCTTTTAGGGCAGGATAACCCCGTCGAAAACGGTATCTGGGTTGCGCGCCGTTCGTTCTGGGTCAGGGCGACTGATTTTAACGGACCCCGGGACGCGGTTAACGGTACGCTGGTTTTTTCGATTAATGGTGACTGCTGGCAGGTAGAAGCTGATGATCCCGTAGTCATCGGTAAGTCTGCTATTCACTTCCGGCCAACTTACCCGTTTGAAGCAAATCTGGACATATTCCAGCGTACGTTACGAGTCCCTGAAGCCTCGGTAAATGTTTTGCCTTCAGCAGAGGACCGGGCATGGAAGGGGCTGGGCTTTGATGGTGCCGGGCAGCCAAAACTGCAGGATCCTGCGGGAACTGGCTTATGGGGGTATGTTCCGGCAATTGGCTCGTTTGAAAAAGGTTCGCTACTCACTCAACGCTTTGAGGTTCTTCTGTGGGAATCCACGGATGAATACTGGCGCTGGGATGGGGCAATGCCGAAGATCGTTTTACCAGGTAGCACACCGGATACGGCTGGCGGACGGGGTAAAGGAAAGTGGCTGGATGTCACCGATGCGACTCTTCGTTCAAACCTGGGTTCAAACGAAGAAGGCATGGGCCTATCGTTACTGGGAGCTACTGGCTCCGGAACGCTATATGATTTACTCGGGGAATGGACGAGTCCGGAGGCATGGGGGGCGGTAGCCAACGATGAAACAGAAGCTCACCGAAACTCGTTATGTTTCTTCTATATGTTTGAATATCTGCGTGCGCGTGGCGGCGGTGTCGTGCAATGCAAACCCCGTTCTGAATACTATCTCGACTTTGTGAATTTTATTCCCGGGAATGTCACGCTGAATGGCAACGGGGCAAAATTAATTTTTATTAACCCAATATCAGGCTACGGTCGTGGCGGGCTGGTTATTGGAAGTTCCCGTGAGTTCAACTATGAATCAGCGAAAAATGCGTATACATCCGGCAATTATCCGGCCTCAATCGTCAATACCAGTTTTGTTGACCCGTCGCAGAAACAATACATCAGGGATAATCAACAATACGTACAGGCAGATACCGTAAGCATCAATAACTTAATCATTGAGGCAAAATTCACCTCTACCACAGGCTGGGGAGGGTTCGCAATTAACTGTGTTAATGCACAAAATATCAATATCAGTGATTACACGGCGATCGGGTGGACTGAGGCGGTTAACGTCGGTTCGGACGTCCCGCCGAATACGCCGTCGTGCCACAATGTCAAAATACAGAATCTGACGGTCGTCCGGGGTGACCTTGTTCGGACATACTACGCTGGTTTCTTTTTTGCCAACTCAACAAACTGTGAAATTTCAGGGGCGGTACTTGAGACCCCGTTAACAGCAGGTACAGGTAATGGCAGCTTTGGGGCGCTCAATTTTACCGAAGATTGTGTTATCAGGGGCATATCGGTCCCTTCGCTCGGGCGAACCGCTTCATCCGAGGGCATTCTTGTCAATAATTCGAAAGGGTGCATGGTGGAAAATATCAGAATGGGGAATGCGAAGTCGGCCGTATCCACTTTTTATGTAGACGCCACAATGAATGACCCTGAAAGGCCAAATATTTTTGACGGTATCACGGGCATCAGTTGTGACCAGGTACTGGGGGTGACTGGCAAATACGCTATTTTCTCGAACATCAAAGCGTATAACTGCATTCAGGAGATTTTATTCAGGAATGACAACGCGACGGGTAATATATTTAAAAGTACGCCTTACTCGATAACTAAAGGCAGTTCAGGGAGCAATCTGAAATACTGGTTTTTGATAAACAATACCATCAGAGGCTGGCGGAGAGTGTACTCGTGGTTAAGGCCGCTTGATTTACTGGCCTCGCCTTTCAGCGCGTTATCATCCTGGAACGATAATAACTCGGTAAAATTTAACACCGGCACCACGGTGTATTTCATGTACAAAATTCCTGCCGACGTGAAAGCTGTTTCAGGCTTTACGGTATACGGGGATTTTAGTGTCGGGGCGGCAGCGGCTGCTGTCGATTCTGTCTGCACGGTAGATATTATTTCAATGTCAGCGGTTGACGGAAACGGTACTGCCCCGAATGTGTTGCTGTCCGCGCAAGTGTCCGCCAGAGAGCACGGCGATGGCATCTGGATGCTTTCCGACAACGTGCAGGCAACAGAGCCGGGCTACCTGTCTCTGGAAGGATCAGCAAACAGCGTTGATAACACGATGTATCTACGCATCACTTATAAAAATGGTGTGGCGGATAATACCCTTAAAGAAACAGGCATCAGACTTTACAAGGAATAAATGATGAATGGTACTGATTCAAGGCAGGCCGATATTTTATATCGTGGAATAATTGATTATTACAGCAACATCAGCGGTCTTGATATTACGTTTGGGCAAATGACTCAACGCAATAAATTTATAACGGATAGCGCCATCGTCTGCGACGACTCGCTGGATGAGCAGGTTCTTGCGCTTCAGGACAATTATATTGCAGCAGGGGATAACGCTCTTGAACAAAAAGATGTGATTGAAAAAATCATAAAGTTGCTGGCCGGATGAATGAAGCCGGTCAGCAATGGCAAGCTACCCTGACATAAATTCACTGACACTCTCACGCCAGCCAGCTTCTTTCAGGGCTTCGGCATCCTCTTCACTTACCGTGATGTAATCGACAGAAACGCCGTCAATTATGGCGGCGGTTCCGGGCATATATAACGTAATCAATATGGCCTCCTGTCAAGTCCAGGTTAACTGAATGACGCCGTCGCCGTATGGCGAACGGACGTTAAGGTAAACTGTCCCTGCCGTTGTCAGTGTGAAGTTGTACGAGAGGGTACCGAACGCTGCCATTGCAAGGATTTTCCCATTTGTTGTTGCTCCATTATTTAGCTCCACACCTGCAGTACGCACTGCACTGGTTACCGTCCCGATGGTCAGTAATGAAGGATTTGAACAAATCTGGATTTCCACCTGACCACCCAACACATCGATATTACTCGTGGCATTTGGCTTGTAGAATACCAGCGGGACGCTGATTGTTGCTCCCGCGGCTGCGGTATAACTGGAAGTAAAGCTCACGCGGCCAACAGGCACAAAGCGACTCTGTGAGCGGTTAAAGTTGCTGATGGTATGTTTCGGGTTTCTGCCGTTGTAGCGGTTATTCAGAACAGAGATAGCCCCACTACTACCGCCATCGTTATAGCCGCCGATATTGGCGTTAATATCTTCTATTAATGATTCTTTAGCAAAATTATTCTCAGAAACAGTCACACTGTCCGGATTAAGGAGGCCATTTCTTCCCTCAATTTTTAAAGATGTGCTGGCACCACCAATGGTATTCGCGGCAAAATTGAAAGAGCGAACCCCGGTATAACAAACGTCATAGAGTCCGTTATCCGTACACTCGCTATCTGTAATATTGAATCCCGCAGGGGATACGGTGCGACCATAAGCCAGTATACCGATACGGAAGTTATTGCGACTCTTGATTCTGGATATTTTTGGACCTGTACCATTGCCGCAGGCAAATACGCCATCAACACCATTCCCATAACAGAGGCCGTCGGAAATAGATAAATCCCCGGTTGTCTCGAAGATATCCAGGCCATTATTCCCATTTTCGTAAAAAGTGAATCCTGATATCTCTCCGCCCTGAACATACGACAGGCCCATTCCGCAATAACCGTTACCACCGCCCTCAACCTTGCCTTTGATCGATACCGTTCCAGCTTTGGCTCTGACGTACTGAAACAAACCAAACCAGCCGTTATTCATCAGCCTGATACCATTCTGGATGGAGATACCCCAGCCTTGCTCAGTGCCGCCCTCGCCAATCGTTGCACCGTTCTTTCCGTCACCATCACGTGTAAAAAACTGCCCCGCTTTATAGCTGCCTGTTCCGGTTCCGCCTGAATACAGTGTTGGCGCGCTGCCATTATTGACAAGCGTAATGGTGTTGCCTGAAATCCCCGCAATCATGCATTTGGAATCGCCAATCCAGATGTAATTTCCGACGATAAACCCCGACGCATCCACTACCGGAATAACAAAATCAGATGCGGTATTCACGGCGTTAACACATGTTGTGCGTAGCAGGCTTCCATTATTCGAAAATTCGCAGGCATCGAGAGTTAATTGCGGAATACCAGAATAGTTACCACGAATGAATTTAGCCCCCACGGACGTAAAGCCCTTGCAACTGCCTTTGAAATAAAGATTTCCGGTAACCTGATTGATTTTAAAAGTCGGTCCCGCGCCTGTATATCCGTCTGCGGGAGTAAACCCTACTCCTTCGATATGGTCTGAAATCAGAGCCAAAGAGCGGACAGAAAATACCTGGCCGAAACCCATCAGAGGAAGGCCAAGTTCTGCAGCTTTAGCATCAGCTGCAACTATAGCTGCACTCCAGTTACCGTCTGATACTAGACTTTGATACATATACGGGGTCACAAATTTAATCGCATCCTGAACCGTTCCGCCGTAAATCAGCGCAATTAAAGACGCCCCCATCCCAGGTTCGCTTGAACCCAGGTTTACGCGAACAATCCCGGCAATTTACAATCAGCTATTTCAAAGGGTTGCATAATGCTGATTGGCTACGCGCGGGTATCTACCGGCGATCAAAACCTCGATTTACAGAAAAACGCGCTGGTTCGCGCAGAATGTGAACTGATTTTCGAAGACACCGCCAGCGGTAAGAATGCTAAAAGGCCTGGATTACGGAAAGCGATCCGCCGTCTTCGGCCTGGTGATTCGCTGGTTGTATGGAAGCTGGATCGCCTCGGTCGCAGCGTACGCGACCTCATCACACTGGTATCTGAACTGCAGGAGAGGGGGATTCATTTTCGAAGCTTGACTGATTCGATCGACACTTCGACACCCGCCGGCCGCTTCTTCTTTCATGTTATGAGCGCCCTTGCGGAGATGGAGCGCGAATTGATAGTTGAGCGTACCCGGGCAGGATTAGCCGCGGCGAGAGAGCAGGGACGCATCGGAGGCCGCCGGAGAGTAATGACTGAAGAGGTCGTGGAACGCTGTCGCCGGATGCTGGAGAACGGCGCAACCCGGCAACAGATAGCTGATGTGGTTGGGGTGGGACTCAAAAGCATTTACAAATATCTACCCGTCGGCATCCCTACAAAAACCAACGCATTACCTCAGTGATGAAGATCAATAGACGAAACCTGCATTGAACAAAATTCACGATGAAATTACTGTATATATAAACAGTACTTATGGGAGGGAAGATCGTGCTAAGACAAACAGACATTAACCAGGCATTTCGCGAGTCGATTCTCAGGAACTCAAAAGGCTATCAGTACCTGCATACGCGAGATTTCGTCTCTTCTTTGTTGCGTATGGGTATCCACTTTTCAGAGTCAGAAGCAAATCGCTGGATAGAGCGCTATCAGTCGTGCTTCGCTGACAAGACTCCGGACCACACTGAAAACAGATTGTGGATTCTCCGCAACATGGGGAGGGTTATGTAATGGGGCCATTTCCTTCACCTGCTGCCGACTACGTTGAGCAGATGCTGACAGTCACAGCTGCTTGCAACATTGGCGCGAATTCTCATGTTATTGAGACTGACCGCGGCTATGTCGTCCTTGATCTGTCTCTGAAGGTGACTCCGGGCAGTGTCCTTCTCATTCGCTTGGCTGGCCAACTGCAGTTTGCAAAGCTGATGGGCCAGTCGTTCATCACGGTTGAAGGGGAAAGTATTGAAGGTGAAGCTCTGGATGATGTTGAGGTGCTCGGAGTCGCAACACATGCGATCAACGATTTAAGGCGGGATGATGGTCCCGTATGACGTATAGCGAATGGATTACTGAACAATAATAAGGAAGAGCCCTGTCCTAATCCCGGCACATTCCTGTAACGCATCCCTTGCTGACGATTAAGACGCTTCAGTGTAATATGCAGGCCAGTATACGGACAGGTAGGTTTGCGATAGTGTCCACCGATGTGTCCATTAAATAGAAAACGTTACGTAATAAGGTTAAAAAATCCTTATAT